CTAAAAAAGGTTCTATGGTTGGACATAATAATCCGCCAAAATAACAGTTGACATTTGTTTGAAAGTATGATATATTAGATAATATAAGTAAATTATCTTTAAATGGAGAAGAATATGATAGTAACTCGTAAAAGCGTTCTTACCGGTAAGACCCGCACAAGAAACATTCCTGCAAAACCTCGAGATCTTGCTATGTATGAGACTGGTACAGTTTCTATGCAAGACGCAATGCCCTATCTTAATTCTCAAGACCGTGACTTTATCATGATTGGTATCACCGACAATGAGCTAAAAAATGCATTCTCAAAAGAACTTAAAGCGATCGTTAACGATCAGTTCGGAGTATAGATTTGATAGTACTATTTAACGGTCCGCCAGCATGTGGTAAAGATCATGCAGCTGACTACTTCAAAGCTCAAGGTTACAAACACTTATCATTCAAGTATCAGTTGTTCAAAGAAACAATTAAGTACTTTAACGTAGGTGAAGAATGGTTTATGGAACGCTATAATGATCGTTCTTTAAAAGAAGTTCCCACATATTGGCTTGGTAACATGTCATGTCGTGAAGCAATGATCTATGTATCAGAAGAAAAGATAAAACCTCGCAAGGGGTTGGATTACTTCGGTAAACTCGTAGCAAATGAAATTGATGTATCGAAAGATTACGCTATTTCTGACGGCGGCTTTATCGATGAGTTATTACCGGTAGTTGAAAAGGTTGGTAAAGAAAATTTCCGACTTGTACAACTCACCCGTGAAGGTCACGACTTTTCGTCTGACTCACGTAGATACTTTGATGGTAACATCACTAAGGAATACGTACTAAATAAACCAACAAACGTTGAAAAAAAGTATGTACTTCCTCATAAGTTTGATGTAATATCATACAGAGTACACAACAACTCATCTCTTTCTGACTTCAATGGAGCTCTAAAAGAGATATATGAAAACGAAATAAATATTAATGTGAAATAGGAGTTATATAATGTTAAATCAAAATGAAATAAAAAGCGCGTTACAAGCTGGTGTTTGCAATGTAACATTTACAAAAGTAAACGGCGACGAGCGCGTTATGCAAGCTACACTTAAAGCAGATCTTCTGCCGGCAGTTGTAGAAAAAGTGTTGGCCGAAGGTGAAACACCAAAGCCAGCCAAGAAACCTAATCCAGACGTTCTAGCAGTTTACGACGTGAAAGCACCAGGTTGGCGCTCATTTCGCTGGGACTCTATTAAAGACTTTACAGTGGGGTAATAAATGAGTATGATTTATAAAGGTGAAGTCGTAGAGACTGAACTTTCTAAAAACTCAAATGGTGGAACCGAGATGATGCGAAAGCGTCTTCTCGACACCGTTCAAAAGGAATTGTTAGAAGACTTTGCAATTCACTTTTCGCGTCCTAGGGATATTCCTAAAGACGCTATCAATATCATGTATTGTCATGATCTGGCCGAAGATCCAGAAAATTCTATCTTAGCAGATGAAGGATGGAAAATTTTCCATCATTTTGTTTTTGTATCACAATGGCAAAGAGATCAGTACATTACATACTTTAAAATACCGTATTCTAAGTGTTCTGTTATTCCTAATGCAGTTGAAAAGCGTTATGAAGCAGAAGAAAAGAATACAGAAACAATTCGCTTTATCTATCATACTACACCACATCGTGGTTTAGAATTGTTAGTACCAGCATTTGAAGCACTAGCCAAGGAATTCGATAATATCCACCTTGATGTGTATTCATCATTTGCTGCTTATGGTTGGCCTCAAAGAGACGATCCATACGTTAAGTTGTTCACACAAATTCATAATCATCCAAAGATGACTTACCACGGATTTGTAGATAACAAACAAGTACTTGAAGCATTAGATAAAGCCCACGTATTCTTATATCCTAACATATGGAAAGAGACATCGTGTATTGCGCTGATTGAAGCTATCAAATCTGGATTGGTATGTATCCATCCAAATTACGGTGCTTTAGCAGAAACGGCAGCAAATGCTACAATTATGTATGATTACACCGAGGATCCAACTCAGCATGCATCAATGGCATATGCTATAGGTAAAGGTGTTCTAGAACATCAAAAGAACGATCCTATGTTCTTAAATCGATTTACAAGATCAGATAGGTTCGGACTGATTCCCAACGACATAAATACTTTTTCTACTCTATGGACAAAACTACTGAGAGAAAAAGCTTTTGAAAAAAAGGGTTGACAATTAGATCTACATAGTATAATATATATTATGTAGATTAAATGAAACGGAAAATATTATGGCTATATTAGTAGACTACAATCAAGTTATACTAGCTTCGCTATTCGCGAGCATAGGTAACCACACAGATGTGGCGGCAGATGAATCAATCATTCGTCACATGTTTTTAAACTCAATACGATCGAACCGTAAAAAGTTCTCTGAAGAATATGGTGAAATCGTAGTTTGTTGCGACGGTAAAAATACGTGGCGCAAAGAAGCATATCCTTACTACAAAGCAAATCGCAAAGCTGGTAGGGATAAATCAGGAATGGATTGGAATGCATTATTTGAGATAATGAATAACGTTCGTTCTGAGATTAAGGAATTCTTTCCATATAAAGTAATTCATATTGACCACTGTGAAGCAGATGATATCATCGGCACTATTATTCACGAACACGGCTCTGAATTAAATATTGGTTCTGAAAAGTTCCTTGTGTTATCAGCTGATAAAGATTTTATCCAGTTGCAAACATATGCTAACGTTGATCAATATGATCCTATCCGTAAGCGATGGATTCGTAACGATCAGCCAAAACAATACCTTGAAGAGCATATTCTTAAAGGTGATACTGGCGATGGTGTTCCTAACATCTTATCACCAGATAATTGTTTAGCAATTGGTGAACGCCAAAGTCCTATGACTAAAAAGCGTTTAGCACTTTACTCTCAAGGTCCTGAGGTAATGGATGAAGAAACACTACGTCGTTTCCATCGCAATAAGATGATGATCGATTTAGAACAAATTCCTCAGAAGTATCAGGATCAAGTTATCGAAGAATACAATAAAGAAAAGACTATAGGTCGAGAGCACCTATTCAACTTCTTTATTCAAAAGAAACTAAAGCATCTCATTACAGACATTCAGGATTTTTAAAATGGCAGTACGACAATCAATAACAGAAATACTCGACGGGGCTGCTGCTGAGAAAACAGTTAAAGCAAAGGTTGAATACCTACAAAAACGCGATAGCGTACCTTTGCGAACAGTGCTTTCTTATACATATGATAAGGGAATAGAATTCTTAATTCCTGACTCTCCACCCCCGTGGAAGCCTAATGAATTTGAAGATGAAGCTAAAGCACTATTATATAGTGAAGCTCGTCGTCTAAGGATTTTTATTAAAGGTGGTGGGTATGATAATTTGAATCAGCTTAAGCGTGAAGCTTTGTTTATTGGTCTTCTCGAAGACGTAGATAATGATGACGCTCACACATTGGTTCAAATGATTGCTAAAAAGCCTTTCAAAGGCTTATCACTGAAGACAATTAGGGAAGCTTTCCCAGACTTAATACAACTCGAAGACTAATGTAAAGGTACAATCAAATGAGTAAGAAGGGCATCAAGAAATTTCGTGACGCTTATGAAGACGACGAATGGGGATCAGATGACGATTACAGAAAAATTGGTAAGAAGAAAGGTGGCAAACAAAGGGCCGTAAAAGAAGCTCGCCGCCAGAAGTTCTCCGACAGATGGTTTGATGACGACAACAATCTGAAAAGAAAGCCTAAAAAAAGCAAAAAAACTTGAAATTAAATGAAATTAAGTGTTGACATTCGCTTTAAGATGATGTATAATGTATATAACAAATGAGGAAATAGACGTAAAAAAGTTAAAATTAATTTGAAATTAAATGAAATTAACTGTTGACATCCACATAGAACTAGTATATAATATACTTATATTAAATCAAAAAGGAAATACATTATGACAAAATTTGCACAGTTTGACAAAGCAACTCTTAAAGCACTTCGTTCAGAAATGCAAGAAGTTATGAATAAGTACGCTGTTAAGGCTAACTTAGAAATCAATGTTGGTAATATGCGCTTCTCAGATGCAGAAGTAGATATCAAAATCAACGCAAAAGTAAAAGGTGCAGTTACACAAACTGATCGTATTTTGCAAATGCAAATGAAAGACCTTGGATTGAAAATGACCGCCTCAAACGGTGATACTCTTACGGGTTACAACACCAGAGCTGGTAAGTATCCTTTCCAGTACACATGTGGTACAACTGGTAAGAAATACAAATGCTCAGGAATGCAAGCTAAGATGAAATTTGCTGGTTAATAAAGTTGAGAAGGGGGCGCTAAGCCCCCTTTATTATAAAATGAAAGAATGAATATGAATTTAAATGAAAAAGTAATACTAACAGATGTAGACGGTGTTCTACTAGATTGGCTTTTCTCATTCACACAATGGATGGAAAAGCACGGATATGTAGCTAACCCAGATGCTACTGATCAATACGACGTAACTAAACGTTACGGATTAAACGGTCCAGATAAAGAACGTCTAGTTCGAATGTTTAATGAGTCTGCTTGGATTCGTTGCTTACCACCCCTCCGCGACTCTATCAAGTATATGCGAAAACTCCATGAAGATCATGGCTATGTTTTTCGAGTAATCAGCTCACTGAGTAACGATTACTATGCTCAACACTTACGTACTAAAAATCTAATTGAAATGTTTGGACCAAGTGTCTTCGATACATTTGTCTACTTAGATACAGGTGCTGATAAAGATGATGCATTAGAACAATATCGTGGAAGTGAATGTTGGTGGGTAGAAGACAAACCAGAAAATGCTGACTTAGGCATAGAGCTTGGTTTGAACTCAATCCTAATGGGTCATAACTTCAATAAGAACTATGACGGTAAAGCATCTCGCGTAAATAATTGGAAAGAAATTTATCAATTAATTTCCGGAGAATAGCACTTCTGAACTCGCTTCTATTATAAATAAAAGTATAATACAAGCCTAACATAAAAACTTCGTTAAGCTAACCTTGTATTATGGGTTGGCTTTTTTTTATTATTATTAAGGAGAATGTATGCCAAATTATACATTTGAAAACACTGACACTAAAGAAATCTTCGAAGAAACAATGAAGATTGCAGAGCTTGATAAGTACAAGCTCGACAACCCGCACTTAAAACAACTAATTGTCCGCGCTCCAAGCATTGGAGATGCGCACCGTCTTGGGCGAATTAAGCCCGATGACGGCTTTCGTGATGTTCTCAGAAACGTAAAACACCATCATAAAAAGGATAACATCAATACTTGGTAGAATCGGTTTGATACAAAGTTATCCTACAACATTAGGAGAGTTCAATGGCCAAACAGCGAAGATTATCCCGCAGAGCAAAACAACAAATTGAGAGAGATCAAGAACATATGGTATCAATCTTAAACCAAAATTTTGGAATGAGACAAATAGATCCATTAACACCGACTCAAGGAGATATGTTTACCTCATATAAGCAAGGATACAATATCGCAGCCATCGGAACCGCAGGTACAGGAAAAACGATGTGTGCTATGTATTTAGCACTTAACGACGTACTTAAGAAAGGAGGATATGAACAAATCATCGTAGTTAGATCTGCAGTTCAGACGCGCGAACAAGGCTTCATGCCTGGAAGTAAAGAGCAAAAAGAGGCACTATATTCAGTCCCTTACTCAGATATCGTTAATGACTTATTCGGTCGTGGCGATGCATATCAAATACTTCAGAAAAAAGGCATGATAAAGTTTATGACGTCCTCATTTGTCAGAGGTTTAACATTCGACAATTCAGTAATTATTGTAGATGAATGCCAATCAATGACATACCACGAATTAGATACAATTATCACACGAGTAGGAGAATCGTCCAAGATTGTATTTTGCGGAGACACTAGACAAGATGACCTAGCAACATCTAGGAATCGAGCAGAAGTTTCCGGTCTAAGAGAATTTTTACGAGTTATCCAGAGAGTTGGTAGTTTCGAAACTATCCAATTTACCCCTGATGATATTGTCCGGTCGGGACTTGTAAAAGAATATATACTAGCAAAGGAGCGAACTTTAGTCGCAGCTTAAAGCAACAGAAGGGTGCTCTTAACTGGGCATCCTTCTTTTAAAAGGAAAGTAAAATGAGAGTAACACGATTATTCGTGGATAGGCATTTGGGTCACGCAAGTCCAACACCTAATCCATATCACATGACACCGTACGTGTCGTCACCAAATTCTAGAGTAACTGCTAACGGTATTCCCGTGGTCGTTGTTGGTGGAGCGACTGCATGTGGAGATTCCGCTGTAGGCGGATCAGCTTTTGTTACAGCTTCTGGTATTCCAGTACATAGACTATTTGATGCTACAAGTGGTCACGGATCATTCCCTCCAAACATTTCAGCCGGTGGTTCTCCACAAGTTATCGCTTGGAAATAAGAAATGCCTAAGCCAAATTATGCATCACTATTCGCAGACATTGCTCTAACAGCTCCAGGTTCTCCTGAGCGTGCAGCATTAGAAGCTATAGTTTATAACTTTACTCCGCCTATCCCATTACCGGAAGGTGAGACTGTTGATGATTATTTGCTTAACAAAACAGAACAAGAATTCTTTGCCTATATGGCAGACGACTACATAATAGATAACCCAGGATATGTTAGTCCAGCAGGTCAAGTCACGATCGCATATGCATTCCCAGATTACGTTGTTAACGGTTATATAAATATAGAGTATCCAGACAGTGGATTATATGCTATTGCGGATTATGTACAAGACGGATATTTAGAATTAACAGACACATCAATCAGTAGTGGTTTTAGTTCGTACGTGGGCGAATACTACAATGATCTAGGGGAAACAACGTAATGTCAATTACAAAAAGAAATGATAAGGGCTCAGCCTTAACGTATGACGAAATGGACGATAACTTCGATGCTATTGCTCCACGTACAAGTGCAACAGGATCTATTCAAATTCCAGCCGGTGATACAAGTGCAAGAGATGGTTCACCAACAGATGGCTATTTAAGATATAATACAAGTCTTAATTCTTTTGAAGGTTATCAAAACGGTGCTTGGGGTAACTTAGGCTCTGGTGGCGGAGGAGGCGGTGGCGGTGATGTTAACCAAAACGCTTTCAGTATCATGTCAGTCTCAGGCCAAGCAAGCATTTCAGCAGATACAGCAACAGATACCGTAGAGTTCATTGCTGGTTCAAATATTACTCTTACAACAAATTCAACGAATGACAGCATTACTATTGCTGCATCAGGTATTACACAAGACTTTGCTTATTCAAGTCTAAGTGGTGTACCATCATCTTTTCCTCCAAGTGCTCATAACCAA